GAGTGACATTCAATATGAATTGCGTAATGCTTTTAGTGAAGTAATTCAAGAGATTGTAGAAAAACATTGTGAAGAAGATTAATGAGTTGGTTTAAGAGATTCTTTAATTTAGAGGTGAGTGAGTGGTGGAAGAAACCTAAACCACCTGAACCAGTAAAAGAAAAGATTGATGAAGTTGAGGACATTGATACTATCATCTTTAAACTACAAGAGAAAGGATTTCATTTCAATGTGAAAGAGGATTGGTATGAAAGAACTTGGGTGGTTGCAACTAAAGATGGTGCAGAAACATCTAAGGAAGTATATCAGAGAAAAGGTGAACACTGGAAAGTTGTAATGTTTGGTGATAATGGTGATGTATTTTTTGAGAAAACAATTCCATGAGTAAACAAGAACTAATGAATAGTCTCAACTTTATTGTTGAGCAATTAAAGGGAACTATAGAACATAGTATCACGTTAAACAGTACAGGTAGACAAAGTAAGAAGATTGTGATAGAGTATGATATATCACACAAAGATAAAAATGACTCTTAAAACTCATACTATTGAGAAGAAAAATCCTAAGCACTGTCAAGAGTGGCAATGGGAAGAGACACCTGAGCTATTGGCAGCAATAGAACAGTTAAGAAAATCTAGTGATGCAGTTAAGGGTTTTGGTAAAATTAAACCTATATTCGTACCTAATCAAAACTTTGCACCTGTAAAGAAAAATGACTAAAGAATGGGTTAAAGATATTCCTAACTGGGAGAAAGAATATCTTACTATGGATGTTACTCTAACTAAAAGAGAACGTGCTATACTTGAAGGTGATGGCATCAAATCACACGAGGGTATGATGTTTGGTAGAATGTATGCTGATTGGAAAAGGAGAAAGGAAGATGCGTAGATTTTTCTTTGGTATTCAAGAATTTGTTTGGGTGATAGTTGCAGAACTTGAAGATGCTCTATATCCATATAGAGATAGAGAGATAACCCATCCAATGTGGGCAGAAAAAGAAATTGATGTTGATGAAGCACGTTTTTTAAGATCTCAAGTTGAAGCTAATGGTCAGAGAATTGAGAGATTGCAAAGTGAGATGATTCACGTTCTTAAAAGATTAAATGAGTTTGATGAAGGTATCAAGAGCATAAATACTCACTTAGACATCAAAAACGATCAAACTATCCTAAATGAAGGACAAGAAAGCAGCGAAACTAATCATCAAGAGAGCAAAGAAACACCCTGAACTATACACTGAGGAAGAAGTGAGGTATGCTAAACAGGTTAGAAGACGTATCAAAAATGAAGAAAAGCAACGACTCTTTAAAGATAACCCAAAATAAGGATGGATCTTTTACCGCAGAGTGGGATAAAGAAGATCCTGAGTGGAAATGGTTAAATGGGTTGACATCTAAAGAAATTCAGGGTATAATGGAACACGCAATTCACTTAGACTCAAATGCAAAATGAGAACTATTCTCTAAGAAATCTTGAAGAATGGATTGAAGATGCTCTCGAATCAGAGGCAACTCCAGAAGAAGTTTATGACACTATTGTAAACACAATTCATAGAAAGATCATCTATCATAATAAATGTATGAAAGATTGTCAAGAAGTTCTCGACCTATTAAATATGAAATCTCGTATTAAATATAGGGATAATGTTATTAGTTTTAGTGATGTAACCCATTCTCGTAAGGATTGGGATGACTTTTGGAAGTCTGAAGACTTCATACTAGATTCTCCACATCTTCATACTGAAACTGAGGAATAGTATTAAGTTATACTATAATATTCTTAAGACATCATAAAGATTATAGATAAAATATCTATCTTATGTTATAGTACCAACACATTCCTCTCAAAACAATGGTTAACCTAGACGAACGATACCACGGGTATCTAACAAACAAGAAAACACTTAAAATAGATGGTGTTAATGAACGATTGCAGGGTTATGGTTGGCATTGTGATGGAAATGAGATAAAAGGATATTATTTAACAACAGAGAATTATAAACTATTCTATAATATGAATGAACAGTTTGTCAGGATGGAAGCACTTAGAGAAGTAGAAATTGTAGCATAAGAATAAATACTACAGTAAGATTAATTTTAATTATGACAACTAAAATCCCAAATCACGATTTAAATCACGAAGTTTATATTGATCCAAAAGATCATAAAGAACATATTAATCACGGTATGTTGGAATACAGTGAAGCAGATTTAGAAATGCACAATGATGCTTTCCACGATCATACTGAAGAGGAAGTTAATAGAAATGATGGAGTGATTAATGATTGGCACGAAAGACATAAGGATAAGAACTTAGAAATTTATTGTGATAATCATCCTGACTCATTTGAGTGCAGAGTGTATGACGACTAGGACAGTTTAATAACCTACACACCCATCTCACATTTTAGTGTGGGGTGGGTTATACTATGTTTAGTTGAATCATCTCTATGAATCCCGAACAGGAATTTCAAGAACTTTATGAGAGAATGTATTGCCTATGCCAAGAGAATGGTTGGGGTGATCCTTTTTCGTATGCTAGATCAAGAGAGATTTATATGGCAAATGCTTTAGGGCATAAGGTAGCAACCACTTATTCTGGTGCAGATGCTTATGAAGTGGTTGATGGTCAAAGAATACCAGTGGAATACAAATCTACAATATGTGATAAGATTAATGCCACATATAATGGTATCAGTGTTCAGGATACTTGGGAAGATCAAGAGAAATATATTAAAGAGGAAAAGATAGGTAAGTATCCACATCATTATTATGCACGTTTTAGTAATGGTGAGATAGTAGAAGTATGGAAGTTAGAGAGTAACAAAGTATTGGATATTCTCCTACCTAAGATTAAGAAACAGTATCCTAACAAAAAGAAAGGTAACTCCAAAGATCCTAGAATCGGTGTTACAATATCCACAAAACAGATTAAGAAGAATGGTGAAAGAATTAGATAGTGGAAAGTTGATGTATTCATCAGGTAATAATGATGAATGTTACACACCTGCTTATGCTGTAAAACCTATCCTTAAGTATATTCCAGAGGGATCTACTGTATGGTGTCCATTTGATACTGATAAGAGCGAGTTTGTAAAGCAAATTAGTAAGGAACATAATGTAATATATTCTCACCTTAGTTACAAGGAAGATTTCTTTCAATGGGAACCAATGATAGAGTGGGATATGATAATATCAAACCCACCATTTACCAATAAGAGAAAATACTTTGAACGTGCATTATCATTTAATAAACCATTTGCACTCATAATGACTAACACTTGGTTGAATGACTCTGCACCTATGAAACTATTCAAGGATAAGGACTTACAACTGCTTATGTTTGATAAGAGAATGAAGTTTAATAGTCCAGATGGTAGACCCAATAACAAGATCACATTTAGCAGTAGTTACTACTGTTATAATATGCTACCAAAGCAAATCATAATGGAAGAGTTGGACGTGACAGGAAAAGAAGTGTCACAAGCTACGTTGTCACCCTTCATTGATGGAGTATAATAGCAGTATGGGAAACAAAATCGGTTCCTGACTACTCTGACAACTGGCATCCATTGGGTTAGGTGAGAGTCCTATCTTGAAAGAAGTCAATGAATGTAAGACCAGTAAGAAGCAGAGATATGATGTTAGGGTAAAACATCACTGTATCATCCGAATTTTGTTTCTCTCACCCAATTACACTTTTTTAAATGTCAACTCGTTCAAGAATAGCACTTCAACTCAATGAAGATGCCTTTTTATCGGTTTATCACCATTGGGATGGTTATCCACAGTGGTTAGGAGTTACACTTAAGAAGAAGTTTAACACAAGAGAGAAGGTTGCTGAAGCGATTGATGGTGGCGACATTTCTTGCATAGCATCTGAGAATACTTGGGATCTTAATGAAAAGGTTGATGAGCATATACTCTATTATAATGATAGAGGTGAAAAGAGTGAACCACGTTTAGACTTGAACTTTGATGATTTTTGCAGTAATGCAACTGCTTGTGAAGAGTACCTATATGTGTTCACATTAGATCACGAGTGGGAGTGCTATGCGATAGATCAGAAGTATAATGAGGATTATTCTGAACTTATTGCTACTAACATAGTACCAACAGAAATTCCTGAAGAGTACCCTGTACAAGTTTAAGAACTGTCACACTAGGGGTTGCCAGATCCCCTACAAAACTGGTATACTATAAAAGTTGAGAGATATGTGGTTCTACTGCCCCGATTAAGTTT